GGGGGCCGAATACATACGAGGACAATGGGGGCAATTACAGCATCTGGGGGCCGGTACGCGACCTCGGAGATGATCTCGGTTGGTGGGCCGAATCGCAGTCGGGCAACGTGAACGAGGAGAACGTCTGGTGGTCATTGTGGTATGCACTATCATTACGGCCGGACGCGATTGATCTGCATCGTGAGTGGTTCGCCTATCCGGAGGCCATCGAGTGGGCGCGCAGGTACATGACAGACCCGCCGGGCGTGTGGGTTGTGTTTCGCGACGACGAATACGGGCCATATTTTGGCAACGTGGAGCCGGATAGCAAATACTATCTATCAGGGCGGCCAGGGGATTTCGAATATGGCCTGCACAATGATGCGTATACGATACGTATATGGCGCAACGCATTGCCCCCCGCTTGCCACGATCAGATTGAAGCGCGTCAAGTGCGGCGGGGGGAGTTTGAGCTAATACCAGAGCAGAACTTTGAGCGGACATTGGCCAGTATCTGCTATCTGGATACGAGAGAGCCGATAATAGCCACGTGGGATGCTGGCACAGAGACATTCGGGGGACACGGTACAGGACGCATGGTCTGGCACGAGTGGGTGGTAATGGGGAGGATAACGAGAATGAGCATTACCGATAGCACACTGCATATGGTAGAGCTGGCGCGCTATATTGAGCCGACGGCCACACATACGTCTATCCATGTCAAAACGCCGACCGCCGGGCAAACGCCAACCCCCACCGCCAGCACCGTCACCCCGACGATGACCTGGACACAAACGCCAACACCTAGCGTTACCGCGAGCCAGACGGAGACTTTATCGCCAATAGGAACGCCCAAACCGTGTTGGGAACGTGAATGGTATACATATGACGAGCGCCAAACCATTGTGGCGCAGGGATACCGCGAGATTGGGCGATTGGAGGAGGCCATTGACCCCATGAACGATCTGACCATCATCTGGGGCAATGACGAGGATCTGGGCGCACCCCTGACGCAACCGTTTACAGTTCGGGGTGACGATGGGAACGATATACTATGCCGTGGCTTTGCGCTAGGCATCCTGGCCATCCGGCAATATGATGTGCGCGACGGCTGCCGCAACTGGAACGTCATTACCTGGGATGGAGAACAGCGGAAATGAGAAAAAGGTTTTGGCGCTGGTTCGTGCAAAAGATGGGTTATGAGGTGGGGCGGGTTTTGCCCGCATGGGGGGTAGCAGTTTTTGCGCTATTATTCCCTTTGCGATGGTTCAAATGGCAGCCGTCGCGCAGGTGGTGTGAGTATGATCTAGCCAGCGATTCATGGGTTATTGACGGCGTATGTATATCGCGGCTATCACTGCTGGAGCTAATTCATAGTAATGACAAATGGTTTCGTATTGTAGATACCGGACCCGGCGGAACCATTTACATAGAAAGGGAAGAGCAAGAGTGAGAATCTGTCTGCACTGCCAGAGCAATCACTATCCTCGCTGGCTAATCGATTCGATGGCGCGCCTCGGTGATAGGGTGCCGTGGATCGTATGTATTGACCCTCCCCGCACAAATTCGTTCCCCGCCCAGCGTACCATTGGACGGTTGTGGATTGGCGGCGACGGGATTGAGCAGAACTATATCAATCAGGGTTCCCATGGCGCGGAGCAACATTATGAGGTTTTGCGGCCTCTCATGGACGCGGCGCGCTATGTCCATGTTTGGCTCCCGGTTAATGAGCCGCGTGTAGAGACGCAGGCTGATAGGGCACATCTGATAGAGTATTTTATAAGGTTCTGCGAACTGGCCCATGCGGACGGCTTTCGAGTCGCTGGGCCCTGTGACGGTGTTGGGCGCATTGGCAACGACGCTTACCTCGATGCGCAGGGCATGAACTGGATTGAGCGCATCCATTATGTAGCTAGAGAGATGTGCGAACTGTACCAGGCCGTGGACTACGGGGCTAGCCACAATTACGGTCGGCGCGTAGGAACCGAGTGGCAGAGCTGGTATGCCTGGACGTTGCGCATGAGCTACGTGATTGACGGCTTGCGCGTGGCCGGTATTGAGCCGCCACCCTGGTTGGTCACCGAGGGCGGACTAGATATAGGTGGTGGCGCGAGCGACGGCTGGCGCATGGGGCCGAACAGCGAAACGTATCTGCACTATCTGAAAATGGTTGAGGATCGCCTGCCGCCCGAGGTGCAGTGTTATGCCCTCTACACCGCATTGCACACGGATCAGCGTTGGGCGTCGTATGATGGGATGCAGGATTTCTGGACGCGGTTTGTCGAGCCATGGGCGATGACGCTTGGGCCGTCTGTAGAGGACATAATCGCCGCCGAGGCGCAGAAGCACATCATCCCCCTGAATCCGGCTTCGGCATTTGAGCGCGAGGCTAGAAAAAAGGGGCTTTTGCCTGCGGGTCACGAATTTGACAAGCCGATCAATGGTATTGTCTACCGAGGGCAGGCGTATCGCGGCGAGGACAGAGACTGGCAGTATATCGTCTATACGATTAGGGGTGATTGGGATCCGGCGCATTTCACATGGATTAGAAACAAAAACTGATTGGGTAACGAGGGCAGAGCATGACAGACACATCGAGCAACAACAGCAACGGACGCGTGACAATGGCCAAGCTGGGCATAAAATTGGATACCGTTATCGCCCAGCTGGACAGACTCGAAGAGCATGTCTATACTGACCACGACCGGCTAACGGTCATCGAGGGCCGCACCGACGGCCACACGCGACGCATCAAAGACCTGGAAAAAAAGAGCGTAGTTCGCGCCTGGGAGGGGCGCATAGAGTCATTGCTCATAGCTGGGCTGGCGGCTGTGGGAATAGTTCGCCAATGACTAAGCGCCGCATCGTCGTCTGTTTTGCCGACACCCACGCTGGACACAAATTGGGACTGATGCCGCCGGATGTAGAATTGCTAGACGAGGGGGCTGGGGGGGAACCCACAACCTGGACGCCTCGACAGAGCGCCGTCCAGGAATGGCTATGGGAGCACTACCAAAACGATATACAGAGCGTGCGCAAACTGGCAGGACGAGACGAGATCATCGTTATTCATAACGGCGATCTGACGTGGGGAAACAAATACCCAGAGCAGATCGTGAGCACCAGGGATGCTGACCAGTTGGCGATTGCCATGGCAAATATGAGGCCCTGGTTGGAGCTAAAGAACGTCAAAACGATGCGACTCATATTCGGCACACAATCACATGAATTTGGAGAGGGTACAGCGCCATTGCTCGTGACGCGACAACTGAGTGCAGAATACCCACGCAAAATCATTCGCACATCGCAGCATGGATTGTTTGACGTAGACGGTATAACTTTTGACGCAGCACACCACCGATCAGGGCCAGGGATACGGCAATGGACGGTTGGCAACCAATTGCGTTACTATCTGCGGAGCCTGATGCTAGACGAGATACTGCGCGGGCGCACTCCGGCACGAGTGGTGATCGGCGCACACTATCACACCTATTGTCATGAGACGGTAGAGATGTACGGTGAAGGAGACCGCGAGTGGCATAGCGACATTTACGTTTTGCCCGCCTATTGTGGCATGACGCACTATGCAGTACAAGCCACAAGAAGCGCATATCTGTTGGGGTGTGGCCTAGTGGCATTCGAGATTGTAGACGGCCAGCTACGGCGAGCCTATCCGTTCCGGCGGGTTATAGATCTGCGAACAGAGGAGGTGTTGTGAATAAGGAGGAATTGTTGCGCGAGGTGATACAATGGAGTAATATACCGGCGGTAACGGATGCAGATATTACTGTTGACGATTACGCTCGTGCCACGGGGGTAACGAGCGTCACGGCACGTAGGCGGTTGGAGGCATTGGTACGGCACGGTAAACTGGCCGTACATGAGGCATTGCTAAACGGACACCGTGTGAAGGCATATTCGAAAAAGGGAGCATAAAATGGAAATCGATTTTACTATCTGGGGCTTGGGCGGGGCTGTAGCAACGGCGTTGATCGTAACGTTGCTCAAAACGATCTGGCCGGATGCGATCAAAGACCGTTGGGCGGTTATCGCAGCGGTGACGACTGGCTTTGTGCTGGCGGGGATATCCTATTGGGCACAGATTGTGCCCACTGTGGCGACTATCCTACAGATCGTCGGCGCGGGGCTATTGGCGGGGCTATCAGCCTGCGGCCTATACAGCGGAGTCAAAAAGCGCAGCTAAAATGCTATACCCCTGGCGGGCGCAATCCCGTCAGGACATCGTTTCCTCCTTTCCGGGCGGGGCCACGTTTAATCGCGTGGCCCCTGCTCGTTAATGGCAGAGATAGACATATTTTACATAATATGACGCAAACTAAAAGGGGGAATTTCCGCGAAATTCAGCCGATTTTTGGGGCCTTTTCTTGACAAATTTCTCAAGTGTGTGCTATAATATGATTGTAAGGGTAATGATGATTGAGAGACTAGGAGCATAATATGGATTATACGCGCAAACAGGCGGCGGCTTATCTGGATATGAGCCAGGCGTTATTCAATAAAATACTCTATTCAGAGCGAACCCTACACCCTAGCTATTATGTAGGCCGCTCGCCGATGTTTACAGCGGAGTCACTGGACGAACTTCGTGAACAGCGGATCCGACGCGACGCCGAGGGCAATGAGTTGTGCTGCGCCAGTGGTGTCGCACGAAGGTTGGGCATCACGAGACAGGCCATATATGGGCGCATCCAAAGCGGGTCGCTTGTGCCCGATATGATCATTGGCGGGCGCAAGTGGTTCCGAGTCGACAAGATTAGGCATTAATGCCTAGTACAAATAGGCCAAATGGCCTATGGATAAGGGCATATAAATGTGCTATTATAGTAGTAGGAGGGAATGATGTACAAACGGGAACGGCCAAACGCCGTGGGCTGCGTGGCTGGGTTAGCATTATTGCTAATCATGATTGGCATCCTAGCACTGCTGGCGGTGTATGCCTGGCTGCTGATCGGAGGATGATATGTATCTGTTGTGGATCGTCCTTGGACTAATAGTGGCGGCGGGACTAGACGAACTATTTTTTGAAAGGGGATGACATGGGCAGATGGACACACGGGGATACCCTGGCCTGGCTCGCGGCCAGGAGCGACAAAGAGGCGATGGACGTAGTGTTTGGGGTTGTGGACAGAATAGAAGGAGGAAACGATGAACAACGAACTGGCAACGACAACGGCAGCCGAGATAGTGGAGCAGGTTGTGGTGCAGGGCGATCTGGCAAAACTAAGCGCTCAGGAACGGGCAACATATTATGCCAGAGTATGCGAGAGTCTGGGATTGAATCCCCTGACGCGGCCATTTGCGTACATCACGCTGAACGGACATTTGACGCTATATGCGCGCAAAGACGCAACAGACCAGCTGCGCACACTACGCAAAATCAGCGTGACCATCACCAGCCGTGAGCGCATGGATGATCTGTACGTAGTTGTGGCGCGGGCCAAGACGCCTTCGGGACGCACGGACGAGAGCATAGGGGCCGTCGGCACGAAAGGGCTAGCCGGAGACAGATTGGCAAATGCCTTGATGAAGGCCGAAACGAAGGCAAAGCGCCGCGTGACCCTGAGCATCTGCGGCCTCGGTTGGACGGACGGTACAGAGATCGACACCATTCCCGACGCGCAACCGGTTGATGTTGACGTGGCGACGGGTATGTTACCACCCACTCCCCACTGGTCAGAAGACCCTCAGAACGTCGAAATCCTGATGGCAAAGGCCGCGAATGACCTGGTGCTGGGGACCAGAGACGTGCAGCGCATCATCCCCGATTGGACGAAATTCGAAACGGGGGCTGCTGCCTGGGCATATCTGAAACAGCACGCGGGGGGGGAGCCACCAGAGGATGCGCTTGAAGCCCTGCGTACCAAGATGCGCCAAGACGCCCTGGCCGACGAGACGCCAGCGGAAGACGGGCATCGAGGTAAAGCGCAAGGGGCCATTGAGGCACTCTTTATCAATACCAAGGACAAGGATATCAAGACCAATATGCGTCACATGGTAACCGGCTGGCTAATTGATAAGCCATCTAGCAGGGGCGATAATGGCTGGACGCGCGGCGAGTGCTATGAGCTTATCACCTGGGCGGCTAACCAGGATGGAAGCGCCCCACGCGCCGAGGCCATTGCGCAAGCACGACAGATCATCGAGAGAGTAGAGGCCGAGGCTGGCCAGCAAAAGTTGGAGGTATAATGAGCCACAAGAATTCAGAGAAGCAAGAGTGTTTTATGACCGTGGATTGGTGCAACGAAGGCAGGCGAGGCATCCTTTGTGATGCGCAGGGCCACGCCGCTCACAGGGCAGACAGGCCGTTCACTATCGAGGAGATGATGGATGCTCTAGGCCCGTTCGGGACGATCCTGAATCCGCGGAACATTCTACTGACAGAATCCCAGTTGAAGGCATACAACCACTGGACGTCGCTCGAAGAGTTCCTGGACGAGTGGGGAATCGCACGGCCATCTAACGGCTACTATCCTGGCGAACCACACGATGAGGAGCTGACGCCACAGCTAGGGGAGGTGTAGCATGAAAACTATCACGTGCCCTCGTTGCAACGGTGACGGATATATCACGGTGATCGGTTGGATAGAGTCAGACTTGATGGTCGTGTGTCCAATGTGCCAAGGCGAAAAGCGAGTGCGGGCGGACTTTGCCGTTATAGCTAGACGAGACGACTGTGACGAATGTGGTCTGTCTAACGTCTACACAATGCCCGCTACGGATGGCGCGAGCAATGAGATACGATTGTGCTGGCGATGCTGGCGCTCGCGCCAGAAAGAGCGCGAATAAATGGTTGTACCCTACTCGCTGTCTCGTGACGCGGGCTAGACGGATGGCGAGTAGGCGGCGGGCGTTATATATTCATTCAGTGAAAGGGGAAATACAATGACTGTAATGATGAAATGTGGACACGCAGCGAATGCCGTGATGGATGATGGCAAACCCGTCTGTGCTATCTGCTACGGGCTCGATCCGGGGGCGGTGATCATCGACGAGAACCCGCCAGACCTGACAGGCCGCATGGCACGATGCACGTACTACGGCCGAACCTTCAGGCGTGGCCATTGCGAATGCAGCATTTGCCGCAAGCAGCCAGACAACATTTGCCGATGCGAAAAGCCCTCGTCAACGAAACTAGCCTTTTTCAGCGCTCATCCGGAGGAAGAGTACGACGAATTTTACTGCGGTTGCCATAGCTGGGATTAGTAGGAGGAGAATGATGTCTGACAAAACCGTTTATAGCGTCAATGGCGGCTTGCCCTACGTACGTATCCTGTGGGCGGAGGAACCGCGACACGTGGTCTGTGAGGTGGTTAGGGCTGGCGTCATTGGCCCAGCCCAGCATGGTGGCGCATCGGCACGAGACCATTAATAGAAGAGAGTGAATTAAAGGAGATTGACAATGCCAAGGATAAGGGGCTGACCCGTGGATAGCAATTACATCTCACCATATCAGGCATCCCGCACGCTAGGCGTCAGCACAGATGTCCTGTATCGCGCATGTAAACGCGGACTCGTGCCAGGCGCGATACAGGCGAACGGGCATTGGCAAGTGCCTGTTGAGGCGGTAGAGCATTGTCAAGTACGAACGGCTGGGCCCAAACATTATTTGCAATGGGCCGAGCCGTCTGTGCTCAGCGTCGGCACATTCGCCCAACGATTGGGCGTAAATGCAAGCTCGGTCTATGCAGCCATACGAGAGAATAAGCTCCCGGCGCAACGGATTGACGGCCATTGGCAAATAGACGCCAGGTGGCTCAACAGTTGTGAACCATATATAACCGACGGCGGGCGGCATGGGGTCCATTGGCCGCGGGAGGGCGAGCGGCACACGAAACGGCAATCACATTTGCCATATGAGCACGATCCGACCAGGTGCAGGCTATGTGGCATCATTCTGGCCCTCGATGGTTGCCCAGGCCACCCGCCCGACGATCCGGCCACAACGGATGTGTGTTGGCGATGTAAGGAGGAGGGCAGGGGGGAGGAGAAGAAAGTGATAGTTTACGCGCGCTCATATAGCCAGACCGTATCCGTAATCACCGATTGTGACACAGAACGCGACTATAGAGTAGTGCCGCTAGACGAAGGCCAGCGGGCGCATCGCATCTGCACAATGCTGGCCGCCGCCAACCAGGGGACGCTAGTTGAGTTTGACGACGATGGGACTTGGCGATATGCGGCCAACGGGTTCGAGCATAGGCCAGTGGGCACGGAGGATGAATAATGATGCGCAATCCAATAGCCAAGGCCTACTATGCTCGGTGTCTAGATATTCTACGCTTATAGGTACATAGGAGGCAACATGGACGAATCAAATGACAAGCTACACGTCTACATAGTGACAACAGAGGCTATGCTAATACGCCGTTATAGAGTAAGGGCGGCGAGCAAATGGGACGCGGAGGAAATGTTAGAGGCAGGCAGACTTGGCGAGCCAGTGCAAGAGGATACCGATGGTGAGGAGGTTAGCGGCGTATGGCGGGTAAGGGAGGAGACATAATGCAACGCCTAATCTCATCTCTGCTCTGGCTGATCATCGTGGCTAGCCTGGGCTACGCGCTATGGCAGCGGGCAGTAGAGGCCCTGTTGCGGGTTGCGCCGTGGCTATTGCTGATAACGAGATAGCCGACGATTGCCCATTGCTGAATATTGAGTGGCAAATTTGACAGCAACGAATGTCTATGCTATGATGGTGGGCGTGAGGAGTCGTATTCTTGGTCGTAAAGAGAGGATTTTTATATAATGGCAAATAGGCCCGCAAGGTCAAAACGGCTGGCTCCTCACACGCTGCTATCCTTTCGCCTTGCGGGCCTTCTGCATTATGGGAGCGTTTATGAAAACATGGGTTAAGCTCTACACGGAAATCAATCGCGATCCCACACTGGGCGAATTAACGTGGGCACAACGTGGTATATGGGGGGCATTGCTGGCGCTGGCTGGTGAAATTGACGCCCGCGATGAGGAGGGTAACGAGAATGGAGAGCTTGATACTATCGAACGGGTGGCATGGCGGATTCGGTGCGATGTTATCGACTTGCAGGAGGCTATCACGGCATTTGAGGAGCGCGGCATGGTCGATGGGAGCGGCGACGTCCTATATTTGTGTAATTATGCAAGATGCCAGGCTCGCGCGCCCTCCGCATCACGCCGAGCCGTTGCGGAGAGAGTACAACGACACCGTGCCCAAGACGCGCGAGAGTGTAGCGAGGATGTAACGAGATGTAACGAGGGTGTAACGAGGGTGAAACGAGGCGTAACGCCCTCAGATACAGATCCAGATACAGATACAAACTCAGATACAGATTCAGATATAGGCGCTAAAGCGCAGCCCTCCGATCCTCCCCCCGATCCTCCCCCCAAAAAGAAGCCCAAATCACGAGCAGACCCGCGCACAAAATCTACGCCTATTCAGGCCATTAGGGCCGTAATTGGGGGGCGTCGCTATCCCCCGCGCGAGCTATACGATACGATCATATCTGTGGTAGGCAATCATCCCGATATGGCCCTCTTAAAGGCGTGCCGAGCCGAATGGATAACGCGCGGGTACAACCCCAACTCATGGAAGTGGCTAACCGAGTGGTATTCTAGTGGGCGAATACCGCCACAAGCACAAGGCAAATCGCAATCCGTTCTGGCGCAAACTCAAGCCGCCCTTGACGCATACCAGAAAAGGATAGACGGTGGCTAACAAGAACACGCTTAAGCAAATGTTCATTTTGCTAAGGGCCAATTGGCCGCGATATGCTTTCTCAGAGCACACGGTGATTGTCTATGAGAAATGTCTGGCCGATATACCGGACGATGTATTAGCGGCGGCGACTCTGGATTGCATTGGGCGGTGCACATACTGGCCGAAAGTAGCAGAGATGCGCGACGCGTGTTACCGGATTATGAACAATGCGCTAGACCAACCAACGGCGCACGAGGCATGGGCCGAGGCGATACGCGCGATGGGGGCACATGACAGACACCTTCAGCCACTGACAGAGCGGACAATAAAATGCCTGGGGGGTATGTCTGCAATAGGCCGTAGTCAAGAGACAGAGTTGGGCAATTGGCGAGCACGGTTTATCAAAACGTATGAGGCGCTAGAATCACGAGACAGGGCGCGGGCCATGACCTTGCCTATGGTGCGCCAGATCACAGAGCAAATCGAATCAGCTAAGCTGCTGGAGGGGAAAAGTGAATCATAGTTATTGCCAGGGGTGGCTTGACGCAATACGGGCCATGACCGACCTCGTATTGGCAGAAAAGATGGATTTTGTAGATGCGCAAGTGCGGTGCATGGACTGGTATCATGAGAATCTTTTGCCACGAACGGCGGTTCCCGTTATGCCGCGCGAATCGCTGAGGACAGTGTCAGAGATACCGTTTACAGACGAACCGGAAGATCAAGAAAGGGGGCATAATGGATAACGAGGTAAACGAGAACGGACGTACCCCATGGTACGATTACTGGGCATGGTTCTGGCATATAGGGAGATGGTTGGGCGGTGGTATTGAGCTGGGTATGTGGATGTGGCGGCTAGGCATAGAAATGTATTATGCCGAGGGGCAGGTGGGGTTCGGGCTATATTTGGGGCCGGTTGAGCTGAGCATATAGATAGGGGCATGATGGACAAACAAACTGATGCCGAAAGGTTGTTAGGTACATATGAGGATATAGTAACGGCTATGCATGATGCATTAGATCCACTATTGTCGTATATCTACGAAATGGTTGATGTCCTAGAAGTCCTATTCGAAAGGTTGATATTGGCTCTACGTCCAATAATCACGGAATTGCGCCGTCTGCAATTGTATCTGGTGTGTAGGCGCAAGGGTATTCCGCCGCTCGCGAGCAAGCTAATTTCTAGAGCGTGTCCGTGGTGGTGGCTGCCGGAGCTAGATGTTGATCTATTATGGGACAACGTCTCGTAATGTCAGCGTGACATATTAGAAGGGGGAAAGATGAATATACCAGATGTGTTATATTTGCACATGTTGACATCGATGTTTGTGGAAGTACCAGATTTTAGTGCCATGACGTTCAGTGACAAACGTATCAACGATACTGACATAGCCTACCGCCGAGAGCCAGAATGGACGCGAGTTGAGGATGGGTTGCCAAAGGAGGGTGCGGCGGTGTGGATTAGACTAGAGATAATGAGAAGGCCGGTCATAATTGAGGCAGATTATGATTATGGCGTTTGGCAGCCGGGAGAATATGAGAACGTGACTCACTGGATGCCTCGCCAAGAACGGCCAGAGCCGCCGAGGGAGGAATGATGACGACAACCGATAGACCACATACACATTATCAACCATTTGAGCCATTATTTGCCCGGGTATTTACGAGACACTGTCAGAGACATTTTGCGAGCTATGAGGTGTGCAAACACCCGCTATGCCGGTTGACGTATAGGCTGGAGAAATGGTGGTGGTATGGTGGCTAAATCTGCGCTTGAGGCCACATTCGAATTACAATTGCGCGCCGAGGGGATCACGGGATGGGAGCGCGAAATGTACTTCCATCCGACGCGCAAATGGAGGTTTGATTTTGCCTGGCGCAAGCAAATGTTAGCCGTGGAGATCGATGGTGGCACGTGGAGCGGTGGGCGTCATGTTCGGGGCAGCGGGTATCAGGGCGACGTGGACAAATTCAATCAGGCGGTATTGCTGGGCTGGCGCGTGCTACATGTAACGCGCCAGATGGTAGACGACTGGTCGGGGATTGCGCTGGTTAAACGAGCGTTGGAGGAGGCAAGATGAGTGGTATAGAGTGGAAGCACGGCCCGACAGAGGATGTCAGTATAGAGGCGCTGGACGAAATACGAAAGCGCATCCAAGCACTAGAGGCCGCCGTCTATTCAGGGGCGGCGCTAGCAGAGGCACAAAAACAGGCTGCTTTTGAGGAGGATTTGGCGCGACGATACCATATAGATGCAATCTATTGGCGTGAACTTTATGAGCAAGGTAAGGCCGAGCTTAAAACAGCACAGGAACACGGCGCAAAAATGGATGAAGAGCGCGCCACTTGGGAACGGTGGTTTCGAGACGATGAATCAGAGATAGTTAGGCTTAAAGATGCGCTTGCCGAATCCCGTAAAGAAACGGCGTGGCAAAAAGAAGAGGCTATAGCGCGCCTCAAAGAAGCCGACGCCTATAGAGACATGCTTTCACAGGCGATAACGGAGAATGAGAAGCTCAGGGCCGAGCTTGCCAATACAGAGGGTGAGCTAAGGCGCATCACAAAGAGTGAGGAATATTGGCATGAGCGGGCGATAGATGCAGGCCGCGAATTGGAGGAGACAAGATGACCGAAACGCCGCCGGAATATAACACATCTGTTATATTTTCCAGGCCGTGGCTGTGTGAGAATTGTGGTTACCGGCTAGGCATGGTGGTTGGCGGCGAGATCACGCCGCACGGTGAGGTAACGCTGCGGCCAGAATCGGCACGGGTGATATGCCCTCAGTGCGGGCACGCCAACGCATGGCATTTTGCAGAAAAGGCGTGCCGTTCGGTTTGACAAATGCAGGAAATTATGCTATAATAGGGCAACGATAGAGGTTTATGGCGCAAGGCGAACATGAGCCACTCGCGAGATTGTCTCGTGGGTGGCTCTTTTGCGTTATAGAGGCAGATTCGTACTCTATCCGTCGTCGTGGCGGATTGATTACGCTACACATGGGCAAGCCGCAGCGTCACGGGTGGGAGGGGCGGCAATTGAGCGAGGACGGCGCTGTATTTCGGGCCGCGTTCCCGACGATTCAATCGGCCATTAAGATTTATGGCGATAAACAGGGGATGCGCATCCAGTTTGACGTGCCAGAATCCGAGATGGGAGAGGCTCTCAAGTTGTTAATGTGGCGCGAGCGGGTGTTGGTAGTGACTGTGAGGCCAGAGAATGACGGAACAAAAAGCGCAAAATGGCACATCTGAGGCGCTGCGCGAGGTACTGAAACGGCTCTCCATTGACCAAATTCGGTACGTTGTGGCGCGTCAACAGTGTGCTACTGATGCAGAGGCGGCGCGGGCTGTGAACATTGGGCGACGCACCGTCTACAACTGGGGTGATGATGTGCGTCTGGCCGTGCGGCTTATGGCACAGGATGGGCTGACGACGGCGCTGCATATTCGGCACGAGCACTTGGCAGAGGCCATGCTGGTTAAAATAGATGGTCTCAAAAGCAATGAGGAGAGAGTGCGGCAGAGCGTGGCTACTGAAATCATCGAATGGGAGACGGGCAAGGCCACACAGAAGCAGGAAGTTGACGTGACTAGTGGCGGCGAGCCGATTCGGTTGACGTGGGGCGAGCCGGTGATAGAGCCAGACGAGTAGACCATGAATGCAAATACTATTGCCACCACTACATGCAGGACAGGACGCGGTAAGACGATATCAGGCGCGTTTCAAGGTGCTGGCCTGTGGTCGACGTTGGGGCAAAACGCGATTAGGCTCTCTATTGTGTACGGCGGTCGGCTTGCGCGGTGGTCGGGCGTGGTGGGTTGCTCCGAGCTACAAAATGGCCGCCGTCGGTTGGCGGGGAATCAGGGCATTAGCCAGACAGGTCCCAGGGGCGAAGATTACCAAAGACGAACAGATGGTAACGTTTTCCAGTGGTGGCACGGTGCAGGTGAGATCAGCCGACAATCCAGAGAGCCTGCGCGGCGACGGCCTGAATTTCGTGGTGCTCGATGAATGCGCTTTTATGCGCCAATCGGCCTGGCGCGAATCCCTGCGGCCAGCGCTATCGGATAGGCGCGGCGGGGCAATGTTTATTAGCACGCCCAAGGGGCGCAATTGGTTCTGGCGATTATTCCTGCGCGGCCAGGACGCAGGGGAGCCGGACTGGGCATCGTGGCAGCGGCCAACGTCGGAGAACCCGTATATCGATCCGGCAGAGATTGAGGCCGCCAAACGCGAGTTGCCGGAGAGGATATTCCGACAAGAGTATCTAGCAGAGTTTCTGGACGATGCGGGCGGCGTATTCAGACGGGTTATGGACGCCGCGGTGCTATTACTCCAAGCGCCACAGGCGGGGCATCAATATATCGTAGGTGTAGACTGGGCCAAGAGCGCCGATTTTACTGTGCTGGCCGTGATTGATGTTGGCACACGAGAGATGGTATATATGGGTCGTTTCAATCAGATCGATTATCGTGTGCAACGCGGGCGGCTCAAGGCGCTATACGAGAGATACATGCCGGTGACAATTATAGCCGAGACGAACAGCATCGGCGAACCGAATATCGAGGATCTGCGCGCCGAGGGACTGCCTGTGCAGGGGTTCACCACGACCAATGCCACGAAAACGCACATCATCGAGGCGTTGGCGCTGGCATTCGAACGCGGCGATATTCGCATCCTCAATGACCCAGTATTGGTCGGCGAGCTGCAGGCATACGAAATGACGCGCCTCCCCAGTGGGGCATTTCGATATGGCGCGCCTGAGGGGATGCACGACGATACGGTGATGGCTCTGGCGCTGGCCTGGTATGGCGCGACCATACCGAAGCCGGTGCTGGCAACACAAGAAAATCCGTTTTATGGCTAATAGGGGATAGAATATGCCCGCGATAAGCGAATATCCAAAAGACGACCTCAGTGCAGTTGAGAAGGCGGGCAAGGACGAGCGCACCAAGCGCGATGATTATGTGGGTGCTGCATGGAAATACTATCGCGGCGAGCATCGGAAGCCACTCAAAGTGCGCACGGGGCAAGCGGACGACAACGTCATCATCAATCTGTGCAAGAAACTGGTTGACACGGGGGTGGCGATGTTGTTTGGGGAAATCCCTCGATATGAACTTGTAGAGGGGCAGACCACTTCTACCGAGAGCTATATAGAGCAGATGTGGCAAGCGAACCACGGCAAGGCATTTCTCACGGACATTGGGCTGTCTGGCAGTGTCACGGGGCATGTGGGTGTGAAAATTGTACCGCGTGAAGGCCAGTCGCCCCGGTTGGTTAATCTGGATATGGCGCGACTGGAAGCATTTTGGCGCGAGGGTGACATTGACGATGTGTTGTTCTATGTTTTCCGCACTGGCGCTCATTTACGACAGGATATTGTCAAGCAAGACGATAACAGTTGGCTAGTCAGAGACCTGGAATACAGGCGGGGAACCTGGCGGGTGATTCCCGAAACAGAGATGCGATGGGGCTATGCTTGGCCGCCCATTGTCGATTGGAAAAACCTGCCGAATCCGCACCAATATTATGGATTGTCAGACCTGGAAATGGCCGACCTGAATGATGCGGTCAATTTTATCGCCAGCAATACAAACCGCATCATCAAAATCCACGCTCACCCGAAAACGATTGGTACGGGGATGGAGGCAAAGGACGTCCAGGAGAGCTCCATCGATTCGTTCTGGACGATCCCGAATTCAGATGCTACGGTTACCAATCTGGAGATGCAATCTGATTTGCGCTCCAGCCTGGAGTTTTTCCAGCTTCTGCGCAATGCCTTCTTCTCACTGTCGGCCAGTGTGGATCTGGCCTCGATGAAGGACAGAATCGGACAAATCACGAACTTTGGCCTGCGTGTGCTGTTCAAAGATGCGTTAGACCGGCTGAATCTCAAGCGCTCGCTCTATGGCGCGGCGCTGATCGAAATAAATCGGCGCGTAGCAGAATTGGGCGGTTATGGTCCGAATAACGTGGGTGTATTGCACTGGGCTAATCCGTTGCCGGAGGATAGACTAGAGGATGTTGATGCGGCAGTCAAAGAAAACGAACTTGGCACGGTGAGTAAAGAGACGCTAGCCGCAGACCTGGGCCGCGACTGGGAGCTGGAGCAGGAGCGCATGTCCAACGAGGCACAGGGCGAAGACGACATTGGTACACGACTATTACGAGCATTCGAGGCGGGTAAATGAATCAGGTGATTGCGCCGGGCGACTTAGAGAAGCCGCGCATCGTGACGTTTAAACAGTTGTGTGATAGGCTCGCCCCTTTTCTAGCGGCTAGTCCGCGTGAGGCAATGTTAGAACTGCATGACCTATGGATTATGGGCGCGCCGACGCCGGACAGTGGGCCGCACACTGAGGAGCGGCGTATCCTATTCCCAAATCAGTTCAGCAGGTGGTGGCGAGACATGGCGCAACGACGGGGCTGGGAACTAACGCCCAGGCAGGTATATCGTGGCCCCTCTGATTGACGCGGCCAATCAATTCCGCGTTGGGCTATTGGCTCGTGAGCGTGCATCGGCGGTACGGCTAACGCGGGCATGTGGGCGCATATATGCCGGGGCGCAAGAACAGATTAGAACTCTGCTCGCACAAATGCAGGCAATGGAGAATCCAACGCGCGGGCAATTGCTACGGATGGCCAGGCTCAAGGCGTTGCAAGCGCAAATTGTGGAGGAAATGACGCGCTACGGCACGATCGTGGAGAACGAGGCGGCGCTAGGCGCAAGAGTCGCTATTGAGCAAGCCGTCACCGATGCCCGGCGGCTTACGCAATTGGCCTTGCCGGGGGTGAGCACGATTGATGCGCAGATCATGGCGCAGTGGAATGGCTTGCCCGTGGAAGCCATTGAGCAGGCGATAGGATTCTTGGGCGACGGCTCTCCCCTCCAGGCGCGCTGGGCGCAGCAAATGGGAGAGGAAGTGGCACAATCAATAACAGAGGTGATGGTAAAGGGCATAGGATTGGGTTGGAGTCCGGTACGAATAGCGAGCGACATCCGTAGGCAATTCGGGCAAGGCCTTAACTGGGCATTACGTAATGCCCGCACGGTGCAGATGTGGACATACAGAGAGGCCAGTAGAGCTTCATATATGGCAAATGCGCATATTATCAAAACATGGACATGGGTATCGGCGCTAGACGATAGAACGTGCATGGCCTGTATTGCGATGCACGGATCGGTACATCCACTGAATGAATCGCTAAATGATCATTATAATGGACGTTGCGTAGCGGTGCCGAATACGGTGAGCTATAGAGACCTCGGCTTTGATGTAGACATGCCAGCACAGGAGATCGAGAGCGGTCAGTCATGGTTCGATGCGCAGAACGAGGCAACGCAGCGCAAGATGTTAGGCAATGCCAAGTATGATGCCTGGCGGCAAGGGCGTATAACGCTGGACGCCCTGGTAACAGAACGCGACGATCCCGTTTACGGGCCAATGCGGAGTGAGTCTAGCCTACTCGGTATTCTGGGCGATGAGGCGCAAGAGTTTTATAGGAAGGTGGCATAGTGTACCATTGGTCAGATGTGCACCTTCTGGACGAAAACGATGTGGCCTATGGCGTCAAGCACATTGGCAATAAGATTCGCACATCCAGTATGCCCTATCTGTATGATATTGCCGAGGGAAATATATCAGAGCATGAACCCGTGAGGCGCTTTGGGTATAATCCGGATGTTGACACCAACTGGGAAACGATTTGTGGCCTGAGCACATTGCAACCGTATCTTGCATCTGCCGAGCGATTACAGGTAGCATCAGATGATGCGGCCGATGACGGTGACCCGCCTGGCACCGGCGCGCATACAGTGCTGGTGTCGGGCCTAGACGAAAACCATGATCGTATCAGTGAAACAGTAATTCTGAACGGCACGACGAACGTTACGACCGACGCTTCGTTTTTGCGCGTGCTGTGTGTGACGGTTATAACAGCCGGTAGCACGGGCAACAACGAGGGCACAATTACGGTTAGCAACAATGCTGATGACGCCGTGTTGGCTCAGATTGAAGTAGGAGAGAACAATGCGCTTTGTGCTGGCTATACCGTGCCAAACGGGTATACCCTCTATGTTGTGCAGATAATGGCGGCAGAGGGTAGCACCAAAGGCAGCCAATTTGCGCTTTGGAAACGAGCATATGGGGGGTTATGGACAATAGCACGTCGCAGCGTTCTCTTGGATGATTCAATCGTATTGACTATGCCTATGCCCGTCACGGTGACCGCAAAGACTGACATAGAGATGCGGGCGAGGGGGATTTTAGCTGGCGCTACGGTGGTAGGGGGTTTTGAAGGCTGGATTGAGGCGACATGACAGATTATTTGCTGGCAGCAATTCTGGTGCTGCTAATCTTGAATGGTGACTGGCCCGCAAGGGTGTGTAGACGTGTTGTGGGATTGGCGCGGCGCATGGTTAGGGACGCGCGGCGGCGCTGGCGCAATGCCAAGGCAGACAAGCGGAAGCGTAAGATGGCGAGATAGAGGGGGGGTATATAGTGGCTACATTTACCGGCGGGGCATGGAGCAAGCCGGGCAAGGGGTTGGACGCATCCGAATATTGCGCAGTGTGTCTGATCGACACGAATCCGAAGGGTAAGTCCAAGATCAAGGCTAATTGTAAACTGCCCGTACGGAGCAAGCCGGGTGCTCCATACAATAAAAGCGCGTTACGATCCGCTGCAGGTGCACTATTAGGTGCGCGTGGTGGGGTGAGGGGCGTTTCGGCCAGTGATAAGAAAAGGGCAGCGCGGCGTCTGGTACGCCTCATGCGCCAAGCCAAGATGTCAGTTGGCCCGACGATATTGAGACTAGCAGGAATGAGATAACCCAGGAGGTTAGCAGCATGACAGAGGGAACGGGCCAGGAGCCCAAAGTAGACGACAAGGGGCAAGTTGCTCCACAGACCGACGGCCAGGAGCCGACGGGGAATGAGCAATCGGCACAACCGGAGAGCACGCTTGACGTGGAGGCGCTTGCAGCGGAGCTGAAAAAGGTGCGCCGAGAGGCGGCCAAGTATCGAACGACGCTGCGCAAACTCGAAGAGGCTGATGCGGAGCGCAAGAAGGCCGAGATGACAGAAAGTGAGCGCATCAAGGCCGAGCTTGCAGAGGCGCAGACCAAAGCGGCCGAGGCAGAACAGCGTGCTACAGAGACGATGCTAAGAATGAGTGTCGTTTCGGCAGCGGCAACGGCAGGATTCAATGACCCGATGGATGCCTGGAGCATGATTGACATTGCCACCCTGGAGGTGAGCGATGATGGAACGGTAACGGGTGTTGAGGAGGCCGTGGCGGGGTTGCTCAAAGACAAACCATATTTAGCAAAACAACAGGGCGGTATTACGCCGACCAATCCGCAAGGTGGGCCGGTTCAAGAAACGGACGAGCAAAAGCGTGTACGTATTTTGGGCGCGCACAAATCTGGGTTCTGGACTGGCGGCGGGGTGATGCCGTTTAAGACAGAATAGGGGGCCAGTCATGGCTATTACGAAACTGAGTAGCATATCGAGCTACATTAACACGATTTACGAAGACGCTTTGTTTACGGCGCGAGAGCTAAACCTCATGGTTCCGCTCGTTCATGGATATAGCGCGCAGGGGTTCATGGCGAGGACTGTACCGATTTACCCCGCCGCGACCGCTGTTTCTGTGGCGGACGGCGCGGATTACTCCAATCCTACCACAATGAGCAAGAGCACGAAGGCGACCCTCACCCCTGGTGAGGTGATTGCGCAGGCCTTGCTTACCGATCAAAACATGGAGACGTCGCCAGAGGACGAAGCGGCCAACGCTGCGCAGGAACTTGGCGCGGCTATTTCCACCAAGATCGACACCGACCTAGTGGGCGACTTTTCCAGCCTGGCTGTTGATTTAGGGCCAGGGGCGGGGTCAGCCGCTGACCTGCAATCATTTGCGGACGCTATTGCCTATCTGCGCAATGCCAAGGCGCGCGGAGCAATTCAGATTGTAGCTCACCCTTACCATTGGCATGACATCTGGACACAACTGGGTCAGCCTGCGGGGACATATGATTTTCTCGGCGATATAGCTAACCAGGCCATGCGAGATTATTTCGTAGGGCTATTCCTCGGGGCGCGCTGGTACATTTCGGCCAACATCTCGGTTGATGATAGCGACGATGCTATTTCGGGGATATTCGTTCCCGACGCGCTGGCATTTGATAGCAGGCGACCGCCTCGGCTAGAGCCTGAGCGTGACGCCTCGTTACGAGCGACCGAGTTGAACATGACGGCGGGCTATGCGCATGGTACGCTCCGTGATGAGTGGGGTGTCTACTATACTGCAGACGCCACGTCGCCAAGCTAATCTGAGGAGATAATAACATGTTTCAAAGCGAAGTAAGATTCCCCGTTGTGGCGGTGATCTCAGAAGACCCCGCTGCAGACCAAGTATATCCAGTATGGCGCGCTCCGGCGGCATGTGAAATCAAAGGGGCCTATGCCACAACCGCCGACGACGTGGCGGCCTCGACCGCCGACTATTTCAAGGTCAAGTTGATGAATGGGGGCACGGCTGGCACGGCAACGACTGCCATCTCTGACGAGATTGGTGGCACGGCGGGCTGGACGGGATTGACGCCGAAGACGTTTACTATGACTAGCACGGGCAAGAATTTGACGGCTGGGCAGGTAGTTACGCTCAACTACGACGAAACGGGCACGGGGACGTTTGGGGTTCTCAACATCCAGTTGGATGTGGTGTACGGGACGTAAAATCAAATAGTCTGGGCGCGCTGGGTGAGCGGGCAGAGTTCCTCCTTTGCTCACCCGCACGCCCAGCGCGTATCAAAAAAAGGAGAAACAGACATGGATACGACGAATACGGATACTTGGGAAACCTATCGGAATACGTCTATTATGATAGGACCTTGGGGTACAGCCGATTATTGGTCTGGGGGGATTGACCCGCGCAATCTGCCGGGGCTATATAATCACCAGCTGCCTCAAATGTCATGGAACGCCGGTGATTGGCGCTGTTCATATTGTGACTCGGTGAATGATGCAAATCACAGATCATGCCGTAGCTGTGGCGCGAGCAAGCCATCATGAGAATACTCTGGAGTAGTAATGCGATTTGGGCGCATACGGGTTATGGGGTACAGGCCAAGTACCTGCTACCGCGGTTTCAGAAAATGGGGCATGAAGTGGCACAATTCGCCTGGTACGGCCTGGCCGGGGCTCGCCTTAAGCTGAATGAAATGACGATCTATCCCAAGGCTCGTGATATATGGGGCAATGACGTGATTGGGGCACATGCCGCAGATTTCAAGGCCGACCTGGTGATCTCGCTACAGGACATCTGGGTATTGCCAGATGATTACAGAGAACGAGTAGGACGCCCTTGGGCTGCATGGTTCCCCGTAGATCAATCACCAGTGCCTCCGCGCGTGATAGACATGGCAAAGCGGGCGGACTATCCGATAGTCTACAGCCGGTTTGGCGAAAAGCAAATGCGCGAAGCAGGCCTGGAATGCCGGTATATCCCGCACGGTGTAGATTGTGAGATGTTTGCGCCAAAGGATCGCTGCAAAAGCCGCAAGCGATTCGGCCTTGACGACGATGTGTTTATGGTGGCGATGATCGGGGCGAATAAGGGGATGCCTAGTCGGAAGGGGTTCCCGGAGGCGCTAAAAGCTTTTAGCGCTTTCCATGCGCAGCATAACGATGCACTGTTATATCTGCACACACTAGAAACGGCCAATGCCAGTGGGGTTGATTTTGATGTGCTCATCAAGAGCATCGAGAATTTTCCACGCGATGCCGTACGATTTGTAGATCAATACCAATATCTGTGCGGGTTACCAGACGCCTACATGGCCGATGTGTATAATTCGGCCGACGTGCTATTGCAACCGAGCTATAACGAGGGCTTTGGCCTGCCAATCATCGAGGCGCAAGCTTGCGGATGCCCAGTGCTGATTAATGATTGTACGAGTATGTCAGAGCTGGTGTTTTCGGGCAGGGCCATAAAGCCACTGCAGGAGTTCTACACGCCGCTAGGGGGCTGGGTCAATATCCCCGACATTAACGGGTTTGTCGAGGGGTTAGAGTGGGCATACGACATGGCGCACGGCGAAAAGGCACGCGAATGGACACGGGATAAGGCGCGCCAGGGTGCGTTGCCCTACAATTGGGATACGGTAGTAGATGAATACTGGCAACCATTTCTGGCGGAAGTGGCAGCCGATATTAAGGAGACTACATCATTATGACCGCTGGCATTTGTTCATTGTTTCGTAATTCGGCAAGTCGAGCTGACCTAGCTCGTTATCAACAGCAAATAGCAAGTCTAGATTGGCCTGAGAACGATGTGCGTATTTATTGCACGGAGGGCAACAGCACGGATGATACGCTAAAAATATTGCGTGCGTGGGCCAGGAGCGATAAACGTATCAAAGTTATACACCACGAACTAGGCGATCATCCGTTTGAGAGCATACCAGACCCCTCCAGATTACGTGCTCTATCAGAGCTATTGCGGGTGACGATCAGGCGCGCGCTAAACGATCAATGCAAACAAATCCTTTGGCTGGAATCAGATTTGATATGGCGGCCAGATTTGCTCAGGCGGCTGATGCAATGGGAGTTAGACGTAATAGCGCCTTGGGTATGGGTAGATGTAGGTGGACACGGCGAATCAGACTATAGCGCCTTGGCCGCCCGTGGCGAAAAGACGCGCGTGTTTTATGATACATGGGCGTTTCATAGACTGAACGGCGTGCAATTTGAACAGCATGAGCCAATGCCGGAGGATATGCGGCCATTTGAGGTGGCCAGCGCCGGATCGTGTTTGCTAATGAGCAAAGACGCGGCGCTACATGCTTTGCCAACGCAGCAGAATGCTATCCTGGAAGCCTGCAAACATATCCGCGATTTTGGCTACAAAATCTATTGTGATCCGTCTACAGTTATCTGGCATCCGTGGCCAAGAGGGACATGACGAAAACCATATTTGGCGAGGAATATGCAAAATTGCTTGCACAGCACAACTCCGGCAACATTCCGGCGCGCATTAGACAACATACGCCGATAAATCCGGATTGGCGCATACTTGATGTTGGTTGTGGATATGGGCGTACCGTAAACGAGCTCAGAGAGAGTGGCATTACAGCAACGGGCATCGATATCAATGAATGGCTAATCGCGCATTATGGCAGCCCATATTGTGAGGTTGGGGATGTATGCGCAATGACGTTTGCCGACAACATTTTCGATCTCGTAATCTCGGTCGGGGTCTTGGAGCACATCCTGGAATACGACCGGGCAATCTCTGAGATGGTGCGGGTGAGCCGCAATCTGATTTATATCGAGATAACAACGACAGCACAGGCGCATAATCTATACCTAGACAAAACGCATTGTGTGTTTATGAGCCCAGCAGAATGGCGGGCGGCACTAGAAGTACACGCGACTATCATTAGCGAGCAAAACGGGAATCGTTTTTTGCTGAAAGTGAAGCAATAATGCACAATCTGGGAGTGCATATTGAGCGGGTAACGCCCTACATGGAGAAGCTGCTGACGCAATTCATAGAAGACAACAGCGCCAGCACAACGTTCACTTTTTTTACGGACAAAACGGCCAACGAGCTAATTGCACGTGACGATCTGGCCATGTGGCTCTGGACGCTATATGGCGCGCCTATGGCATATGGGCATATACAGACATTCCCAGACAATCCGCATAAGCAGCACGTGGGGCGGCTAGGGGTCTGCGTGGATAGAGACTATAGGCGTAACGGGTTGGGCACGGCGATAGTGGCGCATCTCCTACAGGAGGCAAAGACGGCGGGGCTGGCCAAGGTAGTCGCCACGGTTTATGACGACAACCCGGCGATGCTAGCAATATATCTGGACAAATATGATTTCGTTCAAGAGGGGCGGTTTGTGGACGAAGAGCACTGGGGTGGCAAGGCGCGCGATATTTTAAGTTTGGCAAAGAGGATATAGCAATGGCAGCACGTTCAGGCATGGCGAATCTGATTCTTACCTGGCGGCGCATGACAGATGACACAGAGAGCGCTGTTTGGGACGATGATCAGGCGCAGGAGATCATGGATCGGCACCGCGCCGATATTTGGAAAGAGGATCTGACGCCACAACCATCATTAGAAGATAGCGAAACTGTCTACAAGACGTTTCTGAGCAATTACGAGAATTTTGAGGAGGTCGCCTCCGGCACAACCATCTGGCGGGTCTATGATGCAGATGGAGCGATGATTGGCACTGCCGATTATACGCCGGACTATATACGTGGGATTATAACATTTAGCGCAGACCAAGAGGGCAGCACGCGCTATCTGGACGCCAGGAGCTATGATCTGGACGGGGCAGCGGCAGACGCGTGGCGTGAGCGGGCGGCCAAAGTGCACAGTTTCTACTCGTTTAGGGCTGGCGAAAACAACATGACTCGTTCGGATTGGTTCAAGCACTGCACAGAAATGGCACGATATTATGCTAGGCGCTCCAGGCCGTCGGTGGTCACGATGTTCAGGGGTGACGTGACATGACAACGACCTGGACGGCCGCAGAACTGGCGCAGGCGCGGCTGCACGCCGAGGAGCTATTGCCCAATACGTGTACAATCCAGACGCGGAGCACTGCAGCGGATGGTATGGGTGGGGTGACGGAGACATGGAGCGATACGGATGATGTGCCCTGCAGATTGGACGCGGTGAATATGGCCGCCAGAAGCAGCGCATCGGGCGAAAAGTTTACTATCCATAATATTTGGTCTTTATTTGTACATTGGGATCGAGCTATTGCGGCGGGGAATCGTGTTGTCATGGGCGGGGATACCTACGAAGTGTTGTCGGTGCAGGATGACATGGATTGGCGGCTCCTGCGCAAGGCAACATTGCATCGGATAAACGCATGAAGCAGCAAATAGCTATCAAACTAGACACACAACGCCTTGATTTTTTGCGGGGGGCAATACCGGGGCGTGCTGAGGACATACTGGACGTGGGCGCGCGCAATATCGAGACACGGGCCAAGCTGAGCATGAAAGGTGGGGGTAGTCCACACGTACCGAGTGCGCCGGGTGAGCCGCCACACGTGGACACGGGCGCGCTTAGAGCCAGCATACACGTGGAGAAGCCCAAGACGCTGGCACGGGATATTATGGACGGTGTCGAATACGGGGTCTATTTGGAATTCGGCACGAGCAGCCCCAGAATGGCAGCTCGCCCTTGGCTGACGCCTGCGGTGGAGCAGGAACGCCAGCCGCTATCACGGGCATGGGAGCAATTATGTGAATGAAAACAACAGCTACACGTAGGCGACGCCCTTGTCCGGGAAGTAAAATCAGAAGCGGAGGCCGTGGGCGGGGTCTTGGTACGGGCAGGGGGCGAGGGCCAATAGGACGGCGTAAGAGATGAATGCACTAGAGACGGCACTGTATAGCAAACTCACGGACGGTACGGCACTAACGGCAAAGTTGGCGGGGACGGCGAGCGTGTATAACCAGATTGCGCCACGGGGGGCGGCAATGCCCTACGTCGTTTTTGGCCTTCAGGGAGGTGGTGATGAAAACATAACACCGGCGCGCTTCAAGAATCTCGTTTATTCTGTTAAGGCAGTCAGCGAAAGCAGCATGAAAAGCGCCGGAGAGATTGATGCCGAGATTGATAATCTGTTGCACAAAGGGACACTGAGCGTAACCGGCTGGGGCGTGATGTGGTGTATGCGCGAGGCTGACTATCGCTATACAGAGACAACGGCAGAGGGGCGCAACGTTTGGCATGTGGGTGGGAACTATCGTATAAGGTTATATGATAACACTTAGGGGGTATTAACATGGCAGTGGACGGGTACACGGGGACGGCGGCGAGCATCGTATTCAATTCGACAGTGCTGAATACATATTATCGCAGTGCAGAGCCGTCGCAGGAAGTCGATCTCGTCGACAAAAGCGCGGGCGCAGATAGCGAAAAGACCTATCTGGCCGCACTCAAAGACGGCTCGATGAGTGTAGAATTGGTTATGCCTAGTGGGACGGCTGGTACGGCGCTGTGGGCTGCAATAGCGCCCGGCACTGAGGGGACGCTAGAATGGGGCGGCGAAGGCACGGCTCTCACGGAATCAGTCAATGCTATTGTCAAGTCGCGCGGAAGGCCACTATCGTACAATGATCTAACGACCGTTTCAGTCGAGTTCCAGTTCAGCGGCGCGGTTTCATAATACGCGCCAGCAGTACAAAGGAGAAATATGGATATTGTCATTAATGGCAAGCGTGTCACGTTGCGGGAGCATTTCCCCACGCGGCAATATGATGACCTGCGCCGGCAATTCGTGGCGCTGGGCAATGATACGCCCTGGCAAGAGCGGGCGAAACTGTTGCAGCGCTTTGTCAAAGAGTGGGAATTCGAGGGCGCCCCGGATGATATAGAGAGCTGGGGCGACCTCGATCTATTTGATGAAACGCTGCCACTAGAGGCCGAGATTGGCAAGGTGATCGAACGCCGCATGACCTGGGCAAAAAACTCGGACAGCGGGTCTATCACGCCGTAAGGCGCGGCGATCCGCTCCCCATAGAAGCTGAACGCATTCTATTGGCTGAGCGTATGCACTGGACGCTGGAATACATAGATAGTCTAGATATTGACGACTATCTGGCTACGTTGCAAGTTGTGAACGGATTGGATATGGCGCGGGCGCATAATCAAACTAGAGCACAGGAAAGGCGCTAAATGGCACAGCAAATTGCATCGCTCTATGCGCGCATCGGCGCCGACGTGTCGGGGCTGACCAAGGGACTTGCTACAGCCAAGGACAAACTCCAGGGCGCGGGTAAGGCCATGATGAGCGTGGGCGCAAAGCTCACCATGGGCGTTACCACGCCAATAGTGGGTATGGGCATAGCTGCACTCAAGGGCGCTATAGATGTTGAGTCGGCCTTTGCGGGCGTGATCAAAACCACCGACGGGCTAACAGACAAATACGGCGAATTGAATGATACGGGCCAGGATTTGAAACGCGGGTTTCAGGACTTGGCCCTATCTATACCTGTAGATGTTGCTGACCTGATGGGCATTGGCGAGCTGGGTGGCCAGCTAGGCATATCGCGTGAGAATCTGTTGGAATTCACCGAAACCATGGCCGCCCTGGGCGTATCTACAAACATGACTGGGGAGCAGGCTGCCACGGCGCTGGCTCAAATAGCCAACGTCATGGGAACGCCACAGGAAGAAATAGAGCGTATGGGGGCCTCTATTGTAGCTCTGGGCAACAACTTCGCCACGACCGAAAGCGATATAACCAATTTCGCCACACGTATAGCCGGTGCTGGTGAAATCGCCGGACTGACCGAGGCGGATGTTTTCGGTATGGCGGCGGCCTTTAGCTCTGTTGGCATCCAGGCCGAGGCCGGTGGTACGGCCGTGCAAAAAGTGCTCATGAAAATGAATCAGGCTGTGGTGGGCAATACAGGCGAGCTAATTGACAATTCTGACAAGATCGCTAAAAATCAAGCGAAATTGAACGATCTCAACGCGTCTCTTGCCATTGCCATACAAAAGCAAGCGGAATTTGGCAGCAAAACAAAACAAAGCTCACGCATGGCGGCACAGGCGCGTATTGATAAACTAACACGTCAGATTGAAGATCAAACCGAGGCGCTGGCATTGCTCAACGCAGAACACGGTACGATGGCAGATGCGGGGGCGATAGAGGTATTCGCCAAGACTGCTGGTATGGCAGCAGAAGATTTTGCTAAACTCTGGGGCGAGGACGCGGGCAAAGCGTTTGCTCAATTTGTTACGGGACTAGGGGCGGCTGGCGACGATGCCATGGGGATTCTGGAAAGTCTAGACCTCAAAGACCAACGGCTACTGCGTGCTTTTCTGTCACTGGCCGGGGCGGGCGATTTGATCACGCGCAGCATGGATATGTCCAATGATGCCTGGGCGGAAAATACGGCGCTAACCACGGAAGCGGGGCAGAGATACAAGACAACCGCCTCAAAGCTCGCCGTGCTCAAAAATGCCGTAACCGATGTTGCCGTCAGCTTTGGTGACCTGTTGCTCCCGTTTCTGCAACAATTCATGGATTTGCTACGGCTAGCTATTGCATTTGTCGGCGGCCTCACCGATAAGCAAAAAAAGCTCGTATTGGTTATTTTAGGCATTGCGGCGGCGGCGGGGCCGGTGCTGACGGTGCTAGGCGGCCTGGCTACAGTTATTGGCGCACTGGCCTCCCCCATCGGTCTTGTGGTGGCGGGCATAATCGCCCTAGGCGCGGCGTTCGTCAAATCGCAGGGCGGAATCGGCGGCGCGGTCGCTAAACTGCAGGCCCTTTGGGCGATGGTCTCTGAAAAGGTGCAGCCCGTGCTAGCCGCATTGGGCGAATTCTGGGATGGGCTATGGATGCAACTACAGGCCACATTCGGGCCTATCATGCAGAACATAACAGACAAAATCGGCGCACTAGCCAGCGATGCCAAGGATTTCTTTACTACAGAATTCGGGGTTATTGCTGACTGGGTACAAACGAATATGCCACTAATCCAGAGCACAATCAGTATTGTGCTCTACAAAATACGCTCTGTCTGGGATACGGTCTGGCCATACCTGAGCCAGACACTGAGCGCAACATGGGAAATAATCAAGACCGTCGTTTCAACAGCTACTGAGGCCGTGCTGGGCATCATCAAGGCCGTCATGCTGGCTATAAATGGTGATTGGGCGGGCGCGTGGGAAGAAATCAAGGGCGTGGCCGTAACGCTACTTGAGGGAATAGGAACCGTCGTCCAAACAAATCTAGACCTAATCCTAGGCTTTTTCGGCACAAACCTGGCTGCCGTATGGGAGACCATTAAGACGTGGGCCACGAATGCCTATGAATCGTTTACAACTTGGATTGACGATACAGCCACAGCCATAGAGACGTTTTTCACGGGACTACCCGCCAGGTTCGTGACTTGGCTGGACGATGCAAAGACGGCTATTTTGGGTAGGATCAGTGAGTGGAGAACGGCGGGCGGGGATCTAATCCGTGGGCTAATCGATGGCGTCGGCGATCTGGCAGAGGCGCTCAGAAGGAAATTGGTAGAAACCGCGAGTGCGGCATGGCAGGCATTGCTGGCCTTCTTTGGCATAAGCTCGCCCTCCACGCTGACCATGGAGGCCGGTATTGCCATCATGCAGGGACTGGCAGCGGGGTTGGATGAGGGTGAGGCAGACACGTTGTCCGCAGTCGCTCGCATGGCGCAGAATATAGCTGGCGCTTTTGCAGACTTTGCGGGCATAGCCACTATAAATTTTAGCTCCCCACCAGATCTGACGGGGCTAGATGCTTGGCTAGATTCGCTTGTAGCCGTTACTGATGGCGTAATGGAGCGCTTAGTAGACATCAAAGAAGTTTGGGGACGGTGGGTGCTTAAGGCGGCTGCAGAGACTGCCGATAGCGTGGGCAAAGTGCTGGGCATACTCAAAACGGCTATGGATATACCCGACATTGCTCCCGACTTTGGGGCGCGTCTGACGGCCTATCTTGATGCGGTATTGATAGCCATTGATCCCATCATGGAACGACTAGTAGACATCAAAGAAGTTTGGGGACGATGGGTACTTAAGGCGGCTGCAGAGACTGCCGATAGCGTGGGCAAAGTGCTGAATGTCCTGAGTTTTGGGCAAATCTTTGCAGACATGGCGAGCCTTGAAACGGGCGGGCTCAGCACGTTTATTGATGGTGTTGTTGACGCTATGGATATGGCCGCAGACAAACTCGTGCCAGCGCTGGAAAGCATCAAGGAGCGGTTTGGCGACGCGCTTGCATCGGCGCGTGACACTGGCGATATAGTTGGTGACATAATACACACCATCGCGCAGGCCGTGAAGGATAGCGAGGCGGCGCTGAACCTGGGTGGGTTTGATCTTGGCGGGATACGCGCCCTGTTCACGCAATGGCAACAGGTTACGAATCTGGCCGCACAACGCACGGCGGCGGGCGGTGGTCTTGTACCTGCCCCTGCCACGGCTGCTACAGGTGGCGGCTCGTTTACTATCAATCTCTTGGTAAATGGAGAGCAGCTGGGCTCCTATCCCGTGCGCATGGACGAAGCGGCGCAGACAGACATAGACTTGGCGACGCTGCTAACACAGGTGGCATAATAACATGACGGCAAATGCACTGAGTTATACGAATCACAATAGCGCAACCCTCAATCTGAATGACGGCTCAACATACAAACTGCGCGATACACCACAGGGCATTTATACGCTAGTGGGTAGTCCATTATTGCAGAACATCCCCGTTTCGTTACCCCCAGCCATGTATGACGGGCATCTATACAAGCCACGAATCATAACAATACCGTTATATGTTTTCGGGGCTACGGCCAGTGCGCTAACCAGCAATATTCGCGCCTTGGCTGCCGAGCTCTGGCCAGACCTCCGTGGTCGTGAGCGGGGCACATTGGCCTATACCTCCTGGGATGGTGTTGCGCGCTCTATCCGTGCCGTTCTCGATCCGCAGACCGATTTCAAATCGATTGTGGCCATGAGTGTGGGCAAGGCCATGGCCACAATCGATTTGAAATTCATTTGCCCCGATCCCACATTCTACGACGCAGCCTCCGCAACGGCCTCCGGTGCATTCAGCGGCGATACGCCGGTAAACATTGCCTGCGCCAATGCGGGCGATGTAGACGCCTATCCCGTTATCACCTATACGCAGCCAGGCGCGGGGACGACGGTCAATCCGCAGGTTACGGACGCTTATGGACACGTGTGGAAAGTCGAGAAAACCATCGAGACTAGCAAGGTGCTGGTGCTAACATTCGATCCGCAGGCGCTAAGCATGACCTATGATGGCTCTACAGATTGGCTGGGCTATGAGTCAACAGATTCACGGCTCATTGTTTGTAAATACGGCACAAACAATCTGACGTTTGTATGCGACGCGGGGGGCGATGCTGCAATCTCTATCAGTTTCTACTCGCGCTATTCGACACACGGATAACCAATAAATGACGACAGTACCAGACATCCCACAATTCGATGATTGGCGATTTGACTTTTTGAGCCTGACTACGGGGGCCGTGCTGGGCACAGGGGCGTACCTCAATGGCGACATCCTAGATATCAAGGGAATCAGTATCCCCGGCGTAACCGCTGACCGCCTGGAGAGCGCGGACATGACCGTGAGAGCACGCGACGAGGCGGGCAACATTACGCAAAGCGCCAAGGTATTGCAAGACAATAAGTTGGTGATGTTTCGCGCCGTGCCCTACGCCGATGAAGCGCTGGCCATGTATGGCCTGGCGATCAAGCCCAAACTGGGCTATGATCAACGAGGGGTAGCAGACAACATCGATGTGCATATTGTGGGCATCGAATATCTGTTACATAGCCGCGAGGTGTACCATTGGGATGGCACTAGCTCCGTGCCGATTAGCATTGCAGCCGGTAAGCCCGACGACCTCATGAAAAAACTTGTGCGTTATACGGCGCTTGCGGGCACATGCTCTACAGATGCCGACGGTAACAGCCGCGATTGGGGCTGGGGCACGCTGGCCGTGCAGGCCGATGCAGCAGAAAGCAGCGATACTATCACCCTAGAAGTTTATCGTGGCTATCTGGACGAAGCATTACGTGGACTGGCTGACAAATACGGTATTGACTGGGAATTGCGGCCCTCGATCTCTGGCGGCGCGGTAACGTTCACGTTTAATACCAAACTGCGCGAATCTACAGACCGCAGTTATGGCAACACGGACGGCAATAGGCCAATCATGATACGTGATATTGGTGGCCTCATACCGTCTGCAACGCGCTGGCGCTCTATTGCTCGGACCGTAACCGCCCTCCACAGCCCGGGACTGACGCATATTGAGCTAAATGCCAGTGGCATCTCAGACATAGGCCGCTGGGAGGGTATATCTAAAACTTCTGACACTACTGCCATGCAGATCGAGCTGGAGCAATCGAGATACCAAGAGGGATATACTAGCGAGTTTGATGCTACAACCGTGAGCGGCTCCATGTCCTGGCTAGAGGATTTCTTCACCGGCGACCTCGTGAGTCACCAAAACGCGCGCCTGGACATAGCCATAGCAGACGAACGCATTGCCGCCGTGCTCTGGTCGTTTCCCCAGAAGCGGCTCAGGTTGCAAATCCGCTGGGGTGACAAAGAACCGGGGCTAGTCAAGTCTATTACGGGGGGCAAATATCGCCCACGGCGGCCTACCGAGGCGGGCGGTTATTGGGATCGCAACCCCACAGACGCCACAATATTCCCCGGTACAGAAGCGCTATTAACCGACGTAGTGCTCATTGGTCAGAACACTATCCCCGCTAACGCCTGGGCCGACACACATCTGGACGTAGTGGACAATATCCGGGTGGGGCGCGGCGTCTATGCCACGGCCAACAGTCTGGCGCTTTGTGGCTACACGGGTGGCAAGCCGATAGTGCACGTAGTAGATGAGTCGGTAAATGTAGGTGGGGCGGCTGGCGGGGACTGCAGGCTCAACGTCTTTAGCGCAGACACGGAGCGCTTTCGCTGGGACGCCGACTCTGCCGAGGCGTCATTCATGTCGGGTTTGATGTATATTCGCCCCTCAAGCAGCGCTGACAACTGGATAAAGATCGATCCTGACAATGGCTACTTGGACTTGTGGCGCGGTATAGACCTGCGCGTTTACAACGATACTGGCAGTACGCTCAAAGCTAGCATAGACGGTGCAACGGGGGCCGGGGCTTTTGCACAAGATGCAGATGTAACAAGTTACATGGGCCGTGCGGCAATCGGATATAACGGTGCAGATGCGAATAGCGCGTCGTTTGCACATGTTGATCATAACAGCGCCGCTAGTTATGCCTTGAGACAAAATCCCTCTGGCTCCACACTGTTGAACGCTGCAACAGGCGGGAATATCTTTTTTTTACAGAATGACATCATCTACGCAAAATTGACCCCTATTGGTTTCAGCCTATGGCGCGATATAGACTTGCACGTTTACAGCGATGCTGGCAATACGCTGGTGGCCAGCATAGACGGCGCAACGGGCAATACGCAAGTGGGCGAGTATCTGTATATAGGTGACACAAATACATACATCAGGCGCAATAGCGGCTCCAATGTGCTGCGCTTCGTAAGTGATCTGACAAATATTACGTATGCACCCGGTGGCAATGACGTATTGAACATTACGGCCGGGGACAATAAATACGTTTGGCCGAGTACAGACGATTTGTACACGCTGGGGCGCAGCACATATCGTTGGCATCGGATATACGGGATGCGGGGAGTTTACAGTGAGGAGGTGCGGGCCACGATATTTCGCGATGTCACGGGTACGGCATATTACCTCGATCCAAACAATGCTACGTCGCTAGTGGTAGCAGGGTCTATGTCCGGCACATCTCTGACCGTATCGGCAACGGGTACTGCCATAGATTGTAGTGGCGACATCGTCATGGCGGCCGACAAAACAGTAGACGGCGTGGACGTTTCGGCGTTCAAAACGGCATATGATGCGCACGTCCACGCCTATGACAAAGTGATAGATACAACAAATACTGGACACGATCCGGCAGCGCCTGGAGCAAAGGAGTTTTGGACTTCTTCGTGGACGACTTCAGGATATAGTGCAGACTACAGCAAAAACCCCGTTCGGGACAATGACGGGAGTGGAACGCAACGTAAAATCATCATGCTTATGGAGTCATCATCTAAAACTTATATTAGAATGGCCGACGCCAACGACGGTACAGGCGCGGATTGGGTACAATGCAAAATCGCATACGGGTACATCGGCAGCGCTGGACACAAGCACCTAGTAATGCTTTCGGCGACAAATTCCGCAGCGCCGTAAGCCATTGACAAATGCACTATAATATGCTATGATGGGAGACAAGGGGGAGAATGATGGTCACAATCACAAACATGCAGGCGAAGACGGCAATGGCCGCGCTGCAGGAGCTAGCGCATAAAGAGCTTAACGTAAAACCGGCACTGAAAGTGCGCAAATTGCTAACAGAGTTGGCGGCGCATTTGCGCGACGTGGAGGATGTACGTGCTGAGCGCCTGCGCGGACTAGCGGAAAAGGACAATGATGGCCGGATGGTGACCGACAACGGCAAAGCCGTATTTGAAACCCAGGAGGCGGCCAACGAATTTGCTACCTACTACCAGGAGCTAATGGACGCCGAACAGGGATACAGTGTCACGCTGACCGTGGCTGACCTGGGCGATATTCAGATAAAACCGGAAATCCTTATGGCCCTTGGGCCACTACTCATAGAAGATGAAACATGAAGCGGCTCTTGCTGACCGTCACGACAATAACGCTATCTGTCATTGTCGTGGCATGTAACATGCAGACGATTTGTACGCAAAGGGGGGACGCGGTGATCAAGGAAGTGCCTAATGACATTTACGTCATGAACGGCTTTGGCGGTGGCGACATGGTTACGCTATTCGCCACGTGGGCCAGTCTGAATCCATTATGGGGAGGTTACAACTGGGATGTGCTAGACGCGGAGATTGCCAAACACAAGGCAGTTGCCCTGATGGTGACTACGCAGCGCAGCGGCTATTATGGCGATCATGTCTACATAGACGACACGCCGGGCTGGGTTGGCGGTACGCACCGCGTGGCTATGAACAACGGCAAAACACTGATGCTCCCCGCATATGATTTGCCCTCTTGGCGTAATGCCTACCGCGAGTTTGTGGCCGCATTCGGCGCGCATTATGATAACAACGAGCGCGTGGTGGCCGTGACGGTGGGCATGGGGCTAGACGGGGAAACGCACGCCTACAAACGGGATACGTATGGCGACACTGTAGACGCGGTGTTGCCAGCTTATCGGACGATATTTGAAAAATACGGGCTAAACTGTCTCAGCTGGTATGTAGATGCGTTTCCACATACACGACTCTATTGCGCCAATAATCCTGGCGGCCAGGCGTTCCGCAAGACGCTGCTCAAACAGATGCGACTATATCACATCGGTATCAAAAACGCCGGACTGCAAACTGACAATCCGGCGGCCTGGGGGCCGAATACATACGAGGACAATGGGGGCAATTACAGCATCTGGGGGCCGGTACGCGACCTCGGAGATGATCTCGGTTGGTGGGCCGAATCGCAGTCGGGCAACGTGAACG